CTAAGAGAGATGCGTACGTATCCTAAGATGCGTGAAATTGGAGTATTTGTGCGCAAATTTTCACGAGAACACGGTTATGCACCCTCATATCGAGACTTACAAGAAGGTTGTAACTTAAGCAGCACTTCAGTCGTGCAATTTTATTTAAACAAGATGCGCGGCGAGGGGTTATTATTTTATGCGAACGGGGTATCCCGTACAGTGCGCTTAACTGAAGATGCAAAGAAGGTTTTCAATGTCTGAAGAAGTAACGACAGAGGACATCACACGCGGTTATGGAGACTTAGGACGCGACGAGGTTGCGGAATTAGTTGAAAAGGGCGAGTGGTCTATCCAAAAAAACACCTCCGGAGCATTAGTTGTCCGAAACGAGCGTGGTCATGTGGTTAAGGGCTCTGGATTTCCTACGAATAAGCTAAACGAGAACATGAAGTTGCTCCGCACTCAGCTTATGGATGAGGTCATGGACTCAGGTCATGCAGACTTATGGTACAGAAAGCTCATGGAAGCTGTTGGCAGAGCTGATGTTCCTGCATTAATAACTTGGCGCGACACTTTTCTAGGAAAGCCGTCTGAAGTACAGGAAGAAGTCAACACGAAAGATATTGTTGACGAGTTATTACGAGTGCAAAGGATAATAGATGTCTCCTAGCCTTTTCGAAGAAAAGTGGTATCACCCATTATGGGAAAGAATGATGCCTGGGAAGGTTGCTTACGAGCCATTTGCGTGGCAACAGGATTTAGTACACATCCCTGCGTCAGAACCTAAGAAATTCACCCGAATGATTGGTGCTTGTGGAAGAAGGAGCGGAAAGACCACAGCTATTGTGGCAGAAGTCGTGCGAGAAGCCTTTACTGAGCGTCGTGACGGCTCAAATATCCATAGACCGTCGATGGTGTACGTAATTGCCCCTAATTATGAGCTTGCTATGAAAATCTGGGAGCCAATTTGGGATTTATTCGTGGGAGAGAACGGTCCACTGACGCATTTAAAAAAAGGTCATGACAAAAACAGAAAATTGATCGACTTAGTAAACGGTGGGCGCATTCAGGCCAAGACTGCCGACGATCCAAAGTCATTGCAGGGCGATAGAGTTACGGCTGCCTTTGTTGATGAGGCTCATGACATTAACGAAGAGGCCTGGGCTAACTTCATGCCAGCATTAACGGATTCTAAGGGGGTACTGCGAGCGATTGGTATCGCTAAAGGCAAAAATCGCTTTCGTTCATACTTCCAAAGAGGTCTTGATAATAACGAAGGGCGCTTTAATTCGTTTTCAGTACCATCCACATCGAACCCTTTTATTGACCCTGAAGAACTAGAGCTAATGCGTGAAGACTTAACTGACAATGAGTTCAAGCAACAGTACTTAGCTGAGTGGGCTGAAGATGATGGGCAGATATTTAAGAATCCTGACGAGTTATTTGATGTAGAAGACTGGCAAATCTTTAACGGCCCATTTTTAATGGGCTTAGACATCGGGAAGCTTAATGACTATACCGTAGCGTATGTAATAGACATCCCAAAGATGTCGATTGTGGCGATGGATCGTTTTAATGGGTTAGATTACACAGTGCTTGTTCCGAGAGTGACGAACTTATTTCACTCGTTTAATTGCCAAACAATACATACTGATGCATCGGGTGTAGGTGAGCCTGTAGTCGATATGTTGCGTCGAGAAGGGTGTTCAGTCGCTCCATTTAAGTTTACAACACAGTCAAAGGCAAAAATAATATCTGGATTGGCTGCCGAAATTGAGCATAAGAGAGTACACTTCTTAAAGAATGACGAACAGTTGCGTAAAGAATTGAATCTTTATGAGGGTAAAATTATGGCTGGGGGTCAAATTACATACTCTGCACCAGTTGGCTATCACGATGATTGTGTGATCGCTTTAGCTCTAGCTGTTGAAAAAGCAAAAAAGCGTCGAAATACATCAAGCGGTGCTAACGCTGGTTCATATTTAACATTTGCAGAATCTAGATCGGGGTGGTAGATGGTATCTACAGAGTACGAATCAGCTGATTCAATGGACAATGACTTTAATAGATTTCTCATGCTGAAGCGTGAGGTCTATGGAAACTACTTTGCCGCTGTAGATTTGGACAACGATTACTACAATCTTGATTATCCAAACAAGCAACAAATTATTCCCAAAGAATGGATTCAGCAGGGTATTGGTGCAACGATACCTCCGACGGCACGTAATGCTGTTGATAACCTTGCTGACCATATTTTGACTACGCCACATATATTTGTACCAGCTAGACCTACTAACTCTGAACAACAGAAAGAACAGGATTTAGCAGAGCGAAAACGTCAGTTTCTTCGGTCTTTCTGGGACCAAGTAAAGATACAGCAAGGCGACCCTATTGCTCATGGCAAAAAGAAGCTTATAAAGGACGGACGAGTCATTCTTAAAAAGGCGGTTCGCTGGGATCTTATTCCAGACCCACCAGAAGATGATGCACCAAGAAAAGAAAAACTTGCGTATAGACGTGAACTGAAGAAAATAGGTGAGTCTGAGTTCTTGTGGAGTATCACTAACTGTCCGACCGAAACAATTATTGAAGACCCTAGTGATTGTTATGACCCTAAGTATGTGTACGAATTTTATAAAATATACGTAGCTGACGCACGTCGCATGTATGGATTGGATGATCACCTTGCCGACTATAAAGACACAGACAAAGTGGAATACGTCGAGATGTGGACAAAGCCTTATGGTGACAGCCCAGGCGAGTACGTAATTTGGTGTAAAGGTGCACGAGTTCACGAAGGTATTAACCCATACCATTGGGAAACAGGTCGCTCGACAGAAGAAAACCCTGTTTATTCAGGTTATGTTCCGTATGTAATTCGAGATTCTGGTTGGGGAGAAATCTCTGCTGAGTCTAAACCAGAAGAAAAGTATGTTGGAATACTACGTTATGTACACCCTATGCTTGAAACTGAGGCCAGACAGCTTACTGCTGTTGATATTCAGATGCGCTTTTCCACGTTTGCGCCAGTTATTACTAAAAATATCTCTGAAGACAATGACGCTCCGATTGAAATAGGTCCGGGCAAGCGTATTAATCTTATGGATGATCAGGAAATTAGATTTGAAAGTCTTCCTGAAATCCCGATGAGCGCGTATAACCTAATTAATAAAGTTCATGATTATACGAACGAACTGTCAAAAGCTAATATCTTGTCAGGTAATGTACAGCGCGGAGTAGAGACTGCCACTGAAGCAGACATGAATGTGCGTAACGCTGCGGCTAAATTAGAAGGGCCAAACAATTCATTACGTTCTGCAGTTACGGTTATGAACCGTCGTATACTGCAATGTATTGAAAACATTATTGAAGCTCCAGTAACTGTATTCGGAGGAATTAAAGGTGGCCCTAGTTCAGTTAGTATTAAACCAAGTGAGATATCTGGGTATTATGAAACCTACGTTGAGTTCTTTACTTCTGACCAAGCAGCCCTTGATGCAAGAAATGCTCGACTCTGGGCTGATTTATATGCAGTCTACCAAGGAGTTCTCTCTCCACAAACAGCCATGGAGAAGGGTGGTATTGAGAACCCACAAGAAGAATTAATGAAAGCGTCAGTCGCAAGACTATTCTTGTCTGAACCTGCTGAGCAAGTACGAGTTCTAATGATGTTGAATGGGTTGCAATCTTCTGCTGAAGATGTGCTTGTAGCCTATAGAAATAATTTATTAGGAGAAGCCTTGAATAGTAATGAAATGCCTATGGGTCCAGAAGGTGTGCCTAATCCGCAACAGCAAATGAGACCTACGCAAGAGCAAATGCTTGACCCTAGTACAGAGATTATTGACGAGTCGCAAACAAATGTTTCAGTAGACCAGTTAGGAGCACAGTACCGCTAATGTCTGGAGAACTTTCTAACGCAATGCACGAAGCAGCCGCGTCGGCACTCGCGCTAAATGCAAAGGCTTTAATATATATCGCTGACGCATTTGCGAGTCAAGATTATATTGATTTTACTAAGATGACGGTTGATGACATTTTTGCAAAATTTGATGCGCATGGTCATGGGAATGATTTACGTTATTGCAAAGATGAATTCTGTTTACAAGCTAAGAATATTGTTGGTACGATAGTTGCAGAACAAGCTACTGGTATACGCCAGCAACTAATGCAACCGCTAACGCAACCGCCTGGGATGCCACCGCAAGGGACGATGCAATGAATCTTGAAACCTTCATACGTTTATTAACAAGCAATTTAAATCAAGAAACGGATCGAAGAGTAGCAAATTCAGATGTAATAAAATTGCTGACTAATGATGGGGAATATAGCGAAGAAGAAGTTTATGCAAATATAACAGCAATATTAGAAAGACCTGACGGCGCAAAACGCGGGCCTCAACTTGTTACAGAATTAATGGGAGCAATATCTTTTCCTTTTGGACTGCCGCATACAGGAGATAATGATTGGTCTGAAATAATTTCAGATTTTACAACTATTCCAGTTTATTCTGAGTTACCCACAACAGAATCAGAATCAATATCAGTGGCAGAAAATAGGGGTGGGGTTACTAACACTACTACTGAAACTGAAACTGAAACTACGATTGATGCTCCTAGCGAATTATTAGCAACTCTTACAGATACATTGGGCAATGCTATTCCTCTTTGGATAAAGATGCCTAATGATGAAGACGGAAACCAGCAATGGGTTCCAGCGTCTCAGCCAACATCTACTCCTTTAAAAGTTAGAAAAGTTGACGGCGTTTGGACAACAGTTAGTATCCCTGAATCTATGACTCCATTAAGTGAACAGTGGTCAGGGAAAACTATGACTACTAATGGAGCCATATACGGCATAATGCAAGATGGCTCAAGGGGAGAATGGCTAGGAAACGAAACTCCTACACCAGAGCAATTTAGCTGGGGTACGATTTCGCAAGATGGTAAAGATTACTTTATAGACAAATCTGCGGCTGACCCTTGGGCAAGCAAAATATTAATTGGCGACACTAAAGATGATGATTTTAAAGCACAGCTTCAAATAGTTGGAAATGAAGCAGGATATCTTGGTCCTAATAATACGTGGAAGAAAGTACTTACAATTCCACAAGCA